CATCAGATATAACTGTTGTTGTCCCACTTAACACTGGAGATTATAAAGGTGGTGGTACAGAGTTTCATAATTATGGAAAGATTGATCCATTGCCTACTGGACATGCATTGATGTTTCCATCCTTTCATATGATGCATAAAGGTTTGCCAGTAGAATCAGGTGATCGATATCTTTTGGTATTCTGGCTGTATGATAGAGCTAGAGTAGAATACCTACATCAAAATGGTTTACCATAGATCTTCGAGCTGTATCGTTTGTTTCCCAGATAGATTGTAAGGCATTATGTCATCATTAGATCTTGCATGCAGAATCATAGACAGTGCTTGCTCATTCTTAGATCTGCCATACTCCAGTGCTTCATCAGATAGTTCGTAGATACCATATGGATATGGATGTGCTTTTTCCTGAGCTAAGAATGCAAAGCCATCAGAAGGTACTCCAGCACTTTTACAAGCATCAACATACAAAGATCCTTGCATGAAGTAACCATAAGTATTGACTGCGCTTCTAAATCCCCTTGGTGATGCATCACGACATGTTTTTAGATCCCATGGCTTAATCCCATCATGCCAGTCTATCCTGGATTTGAATGGATGCCCATTCCACATAAAACATATTGTAAGCTCAACACGATGATCATCTTTTGGTATGTAGTCTTTAACCACATCTCTGCGCTCCATACAATTGTCATATAGAGTTTGCGATATTGGTGTTCTATCACCAACAGTATTCAAGAAGTCAGCATAATCAGCTTTACCAGCTTTTGTTCTTTTATCTATCTTTGGCTCAATAACAAATTCTTCATCGAACTTATGATGTTCAAGAAATACTGTATGCTGTACTCTACCTTCCAGAAGTATAGGACTTTCATTCATTGGTTTCTTGTTCATCCAAGTAAACACACAACGATGTGCTTCTTTTAGATCTGAAGCACGATAGGCTGGTATCTCATTGTAAATGCTAAATGGTAAATCTTCGTAAACACCTTCTTTAAACTTCATCATCATCCTCAACTATTAAATCAAAAGAATAAGATGTAGTCTCAATCAGTTTGTTAAGATACCACCTAGCTTTCTGTAGATCTTTCTTTGGATTCTCTTTGTGTTTGTAACGATGTATGTATTTGATAATACAACCTTCAAGATATGACTGGAACTCATCGCCAAGTTGTTGCTCGATGTATTCGATACATTCAATATCATTCTGTGTGTAATGGTCAGGATGTTCTACATCATGATTTTTTAATTTATCAGGTGGTCTCATAATATTCTCTTGTTAGGAGTTAGGGAAAGCTCAGGGTAGTTGGAGAAAGTGTGATGATCGAGCTTCCCCTAACAGGTGACTAAAATGGTATGTTTTCATCCTCAGTATCTTTTACCAACTCAGATAATCCACCACTCGCTGTTGGAGATGATTCTTCCTTAACAGGTGCTTTTGCACTGGCAGATTTGTATTCGATACTGTCTTTGATTATCTCCTGTAACCATTCAGGTATCTTGTCGAATACTTCGCTCATGCCAACTGTTTCTTCATTGGTTGTACCAGATACAAAATCACAATACACATCAAGATCAAAAACAACAGGATCATTAATTGTTTTAGTAATTTTGAATTCATCTGGTTTAAAGATCGCTTTTAATCCAGCTCTTGTTTTGCCATCTTGAGTTTCGTAATGTTCAATATGTAAATTAGCTGGTGCTCCAACCATTTTACTTACATCGAATCCACTTAACTCATCACTGGTAAATGGCTTACCTCGCCATGTAACAAGATCTTTATATAAAGCAGAGTTTTCATTTAATGATGCAGTATATTTTTTACCTGTTACTAAAGGACCACTGCCATCATCCATTTCTTGACTTGGTACTTCCCAAGTTACATATATTGTTTTACGCAACTTCGGTGGGTTGTCCATGTACTGTTCTTCTCTTGTCCCAGCATCAACGATACTGTAACAAACCCCAAGATGTTCGCCAGCTTCGAGTATCTGAAACTGTGTTGCATTCTCACTAACTTTTAATCCCATATCATTTCTCCATTTTTTTTAATTTGATTATGTTGATATATTTTTGTATGATTATACATCTTTTTATAAATATAACAATAGTGATGATATTATGGCTTTAAAGATAAGTGGAAGAAAAGCCAAGGTTTTTGATAGACCTTTAAGTTCAGATGTACAACAACAATTCCTAAGTTTCATGTCAGAGAATGGCATGGAAGCTGATCCGAAAAAAGGTTTGGTGATTGATGGTAGCATAGGTCGTGCTTTTGTCAATCTAGGTGGTGAGAGGAAGCTGTCTGGCTGGTATCAATTGTGGCTTGATCAAAAAGTCCCTTTTGGGAGAATTGGTGACTATCGAGTTTCAATGGACCAGCCTACAGCTATTTGGAAACCTGAGAATAGAAGAAGGCAAACAATTACCAAGGCAGAGAGAGAAGAAATAAAACGATTGCAGAAAGAAGTAGAGATCAAGAAAGCAGTCAAGTATTCCAAATCAGCAAAACGCTCACAGAACCTATGGGAAGGATATAAAGATTGTGAGGTGCACCCATACCTTGAGAGTAAGAAAGTCTTGTCATATGGACTTAGGATTGATGATAAAGATAGATTGGTGATCCCACTCTTGGATATAGATTTGTCGATAGTAGGATTACAGTACATCGATCCAGATGGCAAAAAGTTATTTCTTACTGGTTCTAAAAAAAGCGGTAGCTTTTTTATTCTTGGACAAGAGATTTTAAAAACATCCGACAAGATATATTTCTGTGAAGGATATGCAACTGGCGCATCTATATATAAAGATATGGAGCAACCAGTGTTTGTTGCATTCGATGCATACAATTTATTGCCAGTGGTAGAGAAAGTGTTTGAAGTAATGAAGGATCGTAAGTTTGTATTCATTGCAGACAACGATGATAGTAAGACTGGCGAGAAGGAAGCAAAGAAAGCCTGTCAATACATCATAAAGAATAAAGGCAGAGCTGAAGTACATATGCCTGAAACTCAGGGTGATTACAATGATCATGCAAACTCAGGTGAAGGTGAGCTTATGCCACCAGCACTACAGGTGCTCGATGTGGCTAAAGAAGTTGATTTTGTTAAGTCTGAGAAAGGTAGGATGCTTAACAACAAAGACAATGTACAGGCAGTCATGCATTTGAATTCGATAGAAGCGCACTACAATGTAATCAAAAAGAAGATGGAAATCCTGATACCCAATATGGACTTCATCGCTGACATGAAAGAAGAAGCGAGTTTAATCGAGATCGAAGATCGTTGTATCAATATGGGTGTGCCACACACTAGGGTGAGAGACTACCTCAAGATCCTATCGAAAGAATACAACCCAGTTAAAGAATGGATCGAGAGCAAGCCTTGGGATGGCAAGACCAGACTACAGGACTTTCTCAATACGATTGAGTCTAGGAACTCCGATGTTCTGAAAGACATGTTGCTCAAGAAATGGTTAATTAGTTGCGTGGCATGCGCTTATGAGCAGAATGGAGTCGAACTGGAAGGGATATTAGTATTCCAAGGTGCACAAGGTTTAGGTAAAACTTTATGGTTCAAGAGATTGTGTGACTATAATAAAGGCTGGCTATTGGAAGGCGCAACACTGAACCCCAGTGACAAAGATAGTGTGAAGCGAGCAGTCAGTCATTGGATTGTGGAGCTAGGCGAGATTGAATCGACATTTAAGAAGTCAGACATCGATCAGCTGAAAGCATTTGTAACAGCCAAGACTGATGAACTTAGATTGCCATACGATAGGGCATTCACTACATATCAAAGGCGCACAGCGTTTTTCGCATCAGTAAATGGCAGAGAGTTTCTGACAGATAACACTGGTAATCGAAGATTCTGGGTAATATCTACCAAAGCAATCAATTTCAATCATGGCTTGGATATGCAACAAGTATGGGCAGAAGTAAAAGAGACACTGTATGTTGCTGGACAGAAGAATTGGTTCTTAGCTCCTGATGAGCGAGAGCTATTACAGGAGAGCAACGAAGGGTATAGAACCCAGTCCACAGTAGAGGATTTAGTTTTAGAACATGTCAACTTTGATGCGAAGATTACTTCCCCAGTACAAATGACGAAGTTCTTGAGAGATTTAGGTATCAGTAACCCAAGGATGCCAGACTTCAAAGATGCAAATAGAATA